AGAATGTCCACGAATCATAGAATCTAAAGTTTTAGCTAAATGTGTTATTGGTGCTAAACCATTAGCAAGATAAAAAACATTTTTAACTTTATCGTAAGTTTGACTTGCTCTTACATTGTTTGTTAAATCTTCTACTAATCTTATTTGAGAATTACCTTGAATAAGTTCTATAGCTTCACCAACAAGTTTTGCTTCTTTACCATTTAAAGTAACTTGATTATCTGTAAGAAGAGCTTGTAATCCCTTAATTATATCACCCATATCATGTTCCATAATTATTTTAGCAAAATCTGGTATAGCTGATATACCTGCGCTACCTAAATAATTAAGTTGTGCTGCTTCTTTTAACCAATAAGCAGTGCTATTATCCCAAGTATCAGGGCTTCTTTCCATTGGGGATGTTACAACTCTCTGATACATAGCATAATAATCCCTTCGCCATTTATCTATTTCATCACCAGATTTTCCTGCAGCGTTCATATTTTCAACGCCTTCAAATATAACTTCATGTATTGTTTTGTTATTATGTTTTTTAGCAAATTGATATTTACCTGCTGTTTTTTCTGTATAACCTTTCATAATAGCAATAGGATCTTGTACTATAAAATCCCAAACTAATTCATTGGGTATATCTAATACTCTATGTTTAACGTGTTTTGATTTACCTGCGCCCACATTAGGAATTAATTCTGAGTCGGATTCGTCTAAAATATTATCAATAGTTTTGTTTACTCGTTCTAATATTTTAGCATTACTTGTTTTTAAATTTATTTCTTTCCATTTTAAATTAGCATCAACTTCATATGTAATAGGATTTTTAGAATACCAATCAAATAAAATTTCTGAAAATTCTTTTCTATTTTTTTTAACGTAATTTTTATTCCAATATCTAGGTAAAAAATTCTTTTCTCCTTTAGGCAAAATTTTCCCCTTAACTAAAGATGCTAAAGAAAATTCATGATCTATAATTTGGGCCTCAAGCATATCAAGTCGTGCCAAATGGTCGTGTTGATGCCTAAGAGAAGGATTTTTCTTTTGTTTAAATTCTTCTATAATCCTGTCTTTTTTTATTCTACCTTGAGAAATTAATTCTTCTAAATTTTTTTTGCTTCCGATTTGTCCAGTTTCTTCTAATCTTAATTCCCATTTTTTAAAAAACTTATCTATATCTTCTATAAATGCTTTTTCTGCAGGAGTTGCCCCTTCTTCATTAAATGTTCTTTTTCTTAAAGCTTCTCTAAAAAAATCATCAGATGTTTCTTTAGTTTGTTTTCCAAATCTATTACCAATTTTTGTAGTAGCATCAGATAATTGAACTCCAGCAAAAGTTTTAATATCTGTTTTAATTTGATCTCCATAATGTTTAATTGCCTTTTGATGTATTTGCACCCATTCTCCGTGCATAATCATTTTTAATTGATAAACTGAAGGGCCAATTTTAATTCCCATTTTATTTAAATTTATTAAAACACCGCTATCATTTACTAAATCTAACATAGTTTTTTTAGCAAAATCTGTAGCGTCAGAATTTAGCACCCTTTTAAGTGGCGTTGAAATAAGATTGCCTATCCACCCTCCTGCGGCAATTTTATATTTATCTGAAAACTCAACGCCTGTTGATTCCAACCTTCGAACAGATAATTCATTATGTAAAACATTATTTCTAATTTCTAATTGATTTTTTTTATTGTTTAAATTTTGTAAAAATTTTGGCGAAAGATCAACTTTTTTTAATTTTTGAGTTGCTCCATAAATTTGCTTTGAATTTAAATTAACTTCATCTTTTATTTCTTGGTCAGTTATATTTTTAAAAGGTTTTCTTACTAATTCTGAGCGAGCAATTTCTAATTCTTTATTATTCATTCGCGCTAAATTATTAATAATTAAATTATCATTTTCTAATTCATCTGCATTATTAATTAAATTATTAATAGCTTTGTTTCTTCTAACAGCAGGAACAGAAATAGCGCTTGTTATTAAGCCTCCTGTTACAGATGCAAAAGCAATATTTAATACCGATTCATCTAAAGTAGCTAATGGGTCTATAGGGTAACGAATAGTTTCTAATCCTGTTTGCAATGCACCAATTCCAATAGCACCTTTTGCAAATGTTTTACCTACAGTAAGAGCTGGGCCGCCTAAAGGTAAAGCAACTAAATTAATTGGGTCAAAAATTCCAGCGCCTATCTGTGACCAAAAACTAGAATTTTCTAAAACTTGCCTTCTTGCTTTATTTTCATCAATTCCTCTTTTTAAACTATTCATATGTTGTTTATTTCTAGCATATAATAAACTACCTTGAAATTCTTCATATCCGCTTACATCTTCTATAGGATTATAAGTTGGATCAATTTCTGGAAATTCTGCTTGATTATAGATATATTCAATTAAAGGATCGTAAGTATAACCTACAGAAGCTTTTGTAGTTTCCCAAAAAGAAGGGTCGAGCGGTTCTTTAAAAGTTCCGCCAGAAAATAATTGATTTCCGTATCTAAATTTTTCTAAATCAATTGTCATTATTTAACTCAAATGGAGCATTTTCAAAAGTTCTTTTTTTATTCATAAAATTAAATATATTTTCTCCTGTCTCAATTACCCATTCATCAACAGAACCAAGAAGTTCATCAACTACTTTTGGAGATTTTTTAAAACCAGATATTATTTCTGGTACTGTTGGTATAATGGTCTTAGATTCCTCTGCCAATTTTTTTCTGGATTCAATAATAAAATCAATTTCTTTTTCTTTTAAATAATTTAATTCAGCATAAACTTCTGCTTTTTTATTTATTATATATGGTTCGTTACTACCAAAGGCTATTGCTTTTCTTGTTGGCGCAGCTGTTGGGTCAAATTCATCATATTTTAACGGCCTGTACATTTCTAACCCACGATTTGTTCGTTCATATAAAACATAAATATAATCGTTATCTCCTCTAACTATTGGTATAAGAGTAAATTCTCTTAAATCTTCTGTTTCTCTATATTCTCTTTCTCCTTCAGATATTAATAATTCGCCTCTTGGCCCTGAAATTGGTTGAGAAATAGTTTCAATAATTTTAGAACCTCTTGTTCCTAATGTAGAGTTAGGAGGTAATTCATTTTCAATAGCTTCGTAAACAGTGTTTCTTACTTCTATGTTAGGAAATACTTTTGAAAATGCAGCGAATGATCTTTCACCACCTAAAGCACCATCAGTAACTACCCTATCTATTGTTTCAACATATATATCGTTAAATATTTCTTCAACATTTTTTATTAAATTTTCATTATCTTGATCTTTAAAAAATGAAAGTTTTAAAAATGGTTCTATAATTGCTATAGAATTTATATCATTTGCAGCTTCTTTAAATCCATTTGCTGTTAACCAGTCTACCGTTTCTCCTATGTCTTTTTTATATTTATCTTGCCAGCCACTATCTTTTTGCATTTCTTGATAAACAACAAGAAATTCTTTAGCATTTTGTAATCCTTCTACTTTTGATAATTTAGACATAAAATGAAATTTTGCATATTGTTCTTTGTCTAATATTTTTTGCAACAAAGCCAAGGATCTACCACTTTCTGAATCTTGTTTATTATGCAATATTTCTAGTTTATTAAATACAGATGCAGTTTCTTCATTTGAATATTTTCCTGTAAATAAATTATTTACTACACCGTCTAATTGTGGAGGTTTTTGGTTATTTTCGATTAAGTATCCAATAGTTGAAAATACATTTGAAAAATTGTCTATGCCCATTGGATCTGTAAAAGCTTCTGTTATAGTAATATTATGTTCTTCTAATTTATTATCAATTATAGATTCGCTTAATTTTTTTGTATTTTGGTTTCTTTGGCCTTCCATCATTTGTGCGTGAGTTTTATTATTTTTAATAATTTCTTTTTCTTGTGCAAATTCACTATTTTTAATTACTTTATAATGATTTAAAAAAGGGTCTATTGTTTTAGGGTCTAAACCAATATTAATTGTTCTATCTATAATTTGTTTTAAATTTAAATAATTATCTAAACTATTATCTGTTCCTCCTGATTTAATATAATTTTGTGCAGCAGTTATTTCTTTTACCCCCTCTGCGCCTTTGGAAAGTTGTATCTCTTGTAATGATTTTACAGCTAAAGCTGTCGTTAATTTTGCTTTATAAAAAACAGCATCTACAGTTAAGCCGACATTAGATAAACTTCCTTCTTTTTCATATTTTAATAAATGCGTATTTATTATATCTTCTGATTCTTCAAAAGACTTTCCAAATAATTCAGAAGGAATTTTAATTGTTAATTCTTTTGCTAAACTTAATTCATCTTTTAATTTATTTTTGTTTATATTAGAAATTCTATCAAGCTCATTACTAAAAAATTTTTGAATATTTGCATATTGTTCTAAATTATTATCTAATATATTTTTTAATATATTTTTTTGAGTTTTATCTAACCATTTTATATTATTTACATCTTCAGTTCTATTTATAATACTTCTTATTGTTTGAATTTTTCTATCTCTGCTTTTTAAACCGCTAGTATCTATTATTAATTTTTGAATTAAAGAAGTAATTAAATTTTGTCCAAATTCCTTAGTATTTTCTTTTGATTTAATTTTTTGTTTATCACTTATATTAATATTTAAATTAAATTTTTTTTCTGTTAATTTAAAATTTTGAAATATTTTTATTTGTTCACTAAGAATATTAGAAAATTCATCATTATCTAATGTAGAAAAATTATTATTAATTTCTACACCATCTTGTATTAATTGAGCCGAAAATCCAAATGTTTTTAAAGCAATATTTTCTGAATTTAAATCAGAATTTTTGTTAATTTGTTTCATTATATCAGTAGAATTTATTGCTATTTTTTCCATTAAAGCTCTATTTCCATTAGATAATGAATATATTTCTTCATAAACTTTTTTTTCTATAGAATCTTTTGGTAAAGAAATGCTATTTCCGCTTTTAATTGCTGTAATAAGATTGGATCTAGCAATATTATTACTATCTATTTTTATAAATTTTTTTGATAAAGAGTTTTGAAGTTCTAAAGTGCCAATTGCTAATATATAATTTTGTTTAAAAGTTTCTGTTGTTCCGATTGGTGCAATTTGCGCGTCTTCTGCATCTTTAGTTTTTTGAAACAAATAATCAAAATGTGTATTATTCATTGTTAAAGCTTTGTCGCCATAAACATTATAATTATTATATATTTCTTCTAATAAAAAATTTGTATTTAGTTTATTAATATCATTTCTAAGTTTTTCATTTTCAAACTTTATTTTTTTTTCTTGAATAAATAATTCGGTAGCTCTTGTTATTGCTACTCCACCAACTTTAACAGTCTCTTTCCATTTGCCTTGTGCATTTTTATGCATATCAGCAACATACCTAGACATTTCTTCTCGAAATAATTCTGGCTCAAACTCATATTTTAATTGAAGTTCTTGAGCTTTAAGTTTTAATTCATTTTCTATTGATTCTCCAAATCTTTGCTCTACAACGCGCTTATAAGCATCTTTAGCAATTATACCTCCACTAAATAAAGAAGGATCAAGTGCTTTTGGCTTTCCAGTTTCAGCATCAAAAGCAATTATTTCTGATTGCTCAACAGCCATAGCCGCATCAAGACCAGATTGCTCTGCTCGTTTAGCACCTTCTTTTAAAGCTATTTCATTTAACCTGCCAGCAGTATTGGCGACAGCTTCCCACATTTGAGTTTCACCAGTTTCAAATCTAGTTACTCCTATTGGTTGATTTATATAGGATCTTTTTTGTTTAGTAACAGCCATTATGCACTTCCTGCTAAATCAAAAGGTCCAACTACTATATCTGCTAGAGTATTATTAGAAGGCCATATTTTTGTTATATTATAAATACCTTCAGTAGCAGTACCCATCATATTAGCATACCCTGCACTTAAAGCGTTATTACCTCTTTGTCTCGCTAATCCAGCTTGTATAGTTCTTGTTCTTGATTGATAATCAGCTTGTAAAGCTATAGCATTTAAATCTTCCCCAACAGTAACAGCATTAGCTTCTTGGAAAGCTTGTATTGATGCACTATCTACATCAACACCACTTGCAGAAAACACAGCTAAATTAGATTTTTCAGCAGAAATGTATTCAGCTACACGCGCATTTTGGTTTTGTCTAGCTTGTACTTTACCCATCTCTCTATCAATTTCTATTTGCTTTGCTTGCCTATCTTCAGCTTTTTTTTGAGCTTGCGCTTGTTTTTCCTGCGCGCTCATTTGCATCATAGTACTGCCAGCAGCAGCAATTATTTCAATACACATTAGAATACTAACTCCGCTATAAGACCATTAACCTGCATTGGTAATGGTGCTGATTGACTTATTGTGATCTGTGGATCACGACTATAACCAAGTAACCTAAATTCTTTCTTACCTGTAACTGGTGCTTGTTGCAAAGAAAGATCATCTGTTACCTGTCTAATTAAAAGATTTGTTCCGTTTACACTTACAGATAGAGTAGTGTTTAAGTCAACAACTACACTTGCTAAACTTCTTGGTTCACCTGTAACTGGGCCACTTTGTGAAACAATATCTAATGGATTTGTTTTTAAATTAACATCAAACTTTAAACCTATCTCAGCTACAGAAGTAGTTTCTACAGCAGAAACATCTACATTCCCACCAGCTACAGTAAACTGTCCAAGATAGTTTGTACCGTTTATAACATCAACGACTGCACCATTTGCATATGTAGCAGACACATCAAAGACACCTGCGCTACCAGTATAAACTTTAGCAACATCAGTATTAAGTGCAGCTTGAAATTCACAAAGAAATATTTGGTGTGTACCAGCACCAGTATTAATAATTACATTAGCAAACACTCTATCATCTATAGTTACAGTAGAGGAAAATCTTCCTTGACAAGTAAACTCTGTCCACCCTGCACGTTTTTTGCTCCTGTTAGAATTAAATACTGCAAGAGTGCCATCGTTATTCAAAACAAATATATAACTTTCAGTTCTATCTATTGCGCCATAAAGTATATTCATTTCTTTTGGTGCTTTAATAAGGTGTGCAGATAATTCAGATAATGATCCTGCTGAGTAAGCTAATTCAGAATCAGTAAATAAATATTCTCTAACAATAGCACCACCTTTTTGCACAAACACAGTAGCACCATCCATAACTTGTGGCCTAACAAAATCACTACCAAATGGCGTTTGTCTTTTTACAGTTGTTGTTGTTGGCGTTAATGGTCTGTTTTGAAATGAAGGTATAAACATTTCAGATGTAGCGGTAAATATTTGTAAATCACGATTAGATACTAAATGTCTAATTTGGTTAATTTCACCAATACTTGCTGTAATTTGTATTGAATCATTATCTTCTGCTGTACCAACGTCAAAGTTATAATACTGAGCAGACTTACTCATAAATATAGAATCTGGTTGCGATATAGTTCCTGCAAATATTAATCTGTTTTCATGAAAAGCAACAGCAGCAGGATACCCCCTTAATGCAGAGAATGATTGTTCTGACCAATTTTCAGAAGCGGCGTGTGTTGTTATTACTGGCGCACCGCCGCCATCTACACTTGCATTTGCAGAACCACCTGCATCAAAAGTATAATGATTATCATCAACAATAGAAGTAATTGTTCTTGAACCATTAAGATTACTAGAAGATATACCACCAATAGAAGCAGCTTTAGAAACAACAATAACATCATTAACTGCCAATCCATGTTTAACGTGAGTAACAATAACTTCAGCAGAACTATCTGTTGTTCTAAAAGCATTTATATCTAATGTTTGCTCTAAAGAATCGAGTATAGTGCCAGTAGCTTGTGTTGTAGATTGAACAGAAGTAATTTCTATTTCTGCTCCATGATACCTAATAGTTACACCAACGTGAAAAGAACTTGGATAATTACCACCTGATTGGCTTCCTGTAGTATCCCAATAAGCAACGTTTGTTGTTAGTGTAGCACCACTCCCACTTGTTTTAGATGGGTCAAGTGTAACACCTAAAGACTGAAAAGAAAAATAAGGTTGATAAATTAATTTTGCATCTGATTTAACATCAAATGCAAATACTTCTATTTGGAATGTTGTAAGGCTTGTTCTAACAAGTTGTCTTGGCATAAACAATGGATGGCAAATAAACATAACATCACCTGCTTGAGCAAAAGTATACTCATGCAAGTAAGTATCAGAAAATGGTAGAGCAGCACTATCAGTATCAGCCGTTATTGTAGCAACTAAGGACACTGCTCCAGTTGTTGGGCTTATTTGAAAACATCTTACCTTAGCATTTTCTAAAGATATTATATATCTCTCATCGTCAGAAAATATAAAAGGTAATAATCTTGATTGTACTTTTGAGCCACCCGAAAAGTTTGTTACAGTTAATCTTGTTGCGTCTGTGCTTTCTGTGGCTAAATAAGTACCGCCATTAGGTTTATCCCTTGTTACTGTGACAACAGCAGCAGCAGGATTAGCTACTGTAAATCCATCAATAGCATTAATCGCGGTATAAATATTGTCTGCTGTTGTGTCGTTTGAATTATTGGGTCTAAAATAATGTATGTTATTTATCGCAGCAGAAGGTGCATCACCGCTTATTGCTTGGGCTTCTAGTATATATAAATTACCATCTGCATCATAAAACTTAATCTGTGTTCCTACTGCTATATTAGCATAGTCAGATACAGTAATAGTAAATGTAGTTCTCTCTACAGTAATGTCATATTCATAAATATTCTCTAGGCCCGGTCTTTTAATTACACCTCCTTCTGCCCTAAGAAATAAATTTTCTACTCTTTGAGCGGAAGCTGTATAAACATCAGAATCAGTTCTTGAATATAGGGAAGGGCTTACTTCTCCAAATTGGAAGTTAGTAATAGGTACTCGTACTTTCTGCATCAACTACGCCTTTGAGTTATAAACCTCGATGTATTTAGAGTACGATTTGTTTGTTGCTGTGAGTCTAAGCCTCTTGCTTTAGCCATAGCCATCACACCTTTTTGTTCCATAAGTTGAGATAAACTTGCATCTCTTGCTAAAGCTACTGCAAACACACTAGCTAAAGCGTACTCTACAGCCAACACAAAATAGGAAGGCCAAAATTCTTCATCAACTCTAAACGTATAATCTAGTATTAATTCATCGCTAGAGTCTGCATCACAAAATATTTTATTACCATATGATTGATACAATATTGGATAATCATTTACTGTTACCGCATGAACCATAAGTGAATCACTTGGTATTTGATAAGCTGAATCATATCTGCCAGTAGGTGCGTCAGATAGTTTATTTAACACAGCTTGGTTTGTTGCAAATCTCCACCTAGTATTTACAAGAGAAGCTCTAGCAACATCTTCATACATATTAGAAGCAACGAGTGCTTCATTGTTTCCGTCATCAAACGAAGTAATAGGCTCTGCGCCTATCAATATTAAAGCCCTGCTAGATACATCTACAGGGGAATCTGCTGAAGTGCTTATTACTGCCATATATATAAATGGGGGGCTATTAACCCCCCACTCCTTTTTTAATCGCCATCTGTTTCGACAATAGCAGTGCCGTCTGAAACATCTACTACAGAGCCAGTGTTCGAAAGAACATTAACTAAGTTTGATGTTGGCACATTGGTATCACGAACAAGAATTGCATCACGAACAGCAAGCATATTTGCTGCGTCGTTAAAATAACCTGCTGTGTTTACGGTAGCAATTGCATCTGCAGATGTATACATCCACAAAGATCCGTTTGAATCGCCACCAATG